GGAAAGATTAATAATTGGCAATATTAATACATGTATTCTATCAAATATTGGCGTTAAAGCGTTAAATATATCCCTAAGATTTTCCCTTAATGGTCCTGCAACATCTGCACCAATTCTTGCTAGTGATGCTCTCATATTTGCTAAAGCACCATCAAAAGTTTTATTAGCTTCTTTAGCATGTTCTCCAAATGAGTAATCCATCGCCTTAGCGAATGTATCAAAATCAATTTTTCCTTTTGAAACCATGTCTCTTATAGAAGATTCGGTTACACTAGATTCCCCACGAACTTCCTTAAAATATTTAACAAGTGCTGCTGAAGCATTCAATCCTCTACTAGATAATTGAAGTAACTGTTCGCCCATCAATCGTCCATTACCAGCAACTGTCGTAAATATATTACCAATATCAGTATAAGAACTGTTAGTCATTGCTGATACACCAGATATAGAACGTAAATATGTCTTCATACTATCGCCAGCTCTATAACCAGATGCTGCTAATTGAGATGCAACTCTAGCAGCTTCATCAAATCCGTATGCAGTATCTTTTACACCATAGAGTATGTCTGTTTTAAAACCATTCCAGGTTTTATCCATTTTACCGAGTAAACCTTCTAATTGGAAGTGTGCTCTTTCTATATTAGTAGCTCTATTCCAGCCACCACTAAATAATGGTTGAAATACTCCGGTCGATAATTTTTTACCAAAATTTACAGCTGAATTTGTTAAATTTTGCAATGCTGTATATCCTATGATTTGTAATTTTGATAGTTTTACACCTAGGGCATCAGCACCAGATATAGCGCCATTAAAATTTATACTTTTAGCAGCTTTATCTATATTATTTAAACCCTTTTCTTTTTTTTCAAAAGACAAAGCTTTTTTTAATTTATCTATCGTTGATAATGTCTCTTTTGCTCCCGCTTCAAACTGGGAGTTTTTAAATTTCATTTCTACTATTTTAGTATCTATACTCATTCTTTAACAATCTCCTCCCATGCGGCATTTGCAATTTCTTCGAATATTGGTTGAATTGTTGGCGATATATAATTTCGCCCCTGGACATACCCACCAGTTCCAGTACCATGCCCGTAATTTAATATTATAGCTATATTAACTCCCTTATTAATATTAGTATTATGCCATTCTATTATAGACTCATTTTTACCTTTATGAATTGTATATTCCCAACTATTTGCAGTTAATCCGCTTTTTTTAGGGGTGGAGTCGTATAATGCATCCACCCCCATTTTAGCGTATTTTATCAATATACTTTCCAATTGTATATTTGTAGCTTTTTTTAAAAATTTCTCAATATCTTTAAAAGTGCCATATGATTCTATGTCTATCATAATTAATCACCCTTTTGTATTATACTCTCTTTTTCTTAATTCATTAAGCTCTCTATTTTTATTAAGAATTTCATTAGTTGGTATTTTTTTATCCGGCGATTCTTTAATCCCACAAACTCGTATAAGTGTTAATAATCTATTTAAATGCCAATGCTGACTACATATTGGAATATTAAACTTTATAATCCAATAATATATTATTTCTGAAGTAATTACTTCAGACTTAGAACTATTCATTGTTTCATTTATAGATGTTGCTGTCATAGAATCATTAATATAATTCATAATTGTTATTAGTTGTTCATTATTTAATACTTGATATATATAATCGCCTATATTTTTAGTCAATAACATGCATTTTATATAACTTAGTATTTGTTCTTTAGTTTTTTCTTTTTTATTTATAAATGGTATTTTCCAAATTGACTCCCATTTTGAAATAGATACTAAAGAATGTTCTAAATATATATGCTGTGAATTTATATGTATAAATTTTTCATTTTGCTCGTCATATAGGTCTATATCATCTATATATATATCTAACATTTCTTTAATTATTTGGATGATCTAGGTTATCGATTTCTTCACTTAGAGATTTTGGTAATACTCCTTTGATGAAATTAACTGCTCGCTGCTCATCATTAACTAGATCAAATAAAAATGTCTCAAATACTTCTGATTGTTCAAACATTTCTTTCATCTCTTCGGATTTAATAAATCTATCGCCGTCATTAGATTTTATTCCGTATGATTCTAGAATTACATCTTTTAAAAATAATATAAGTTCAATTCCATCTGGATTATCGAGAGCCGTCTTAATATAAGATGATAATCCTCCCGGATATGATTTTTCCAATTCTAATAGTTCTGTTTTTTTTAAATGAAAATAACATTCTTTAGTTTTATTATCTCCATTGTAATCTTCATAATTAATAATCTCTTTTATCATCTTTATTTCTTCCTTTCTAATTATAAAAAATAGTAGGTAGTACGTAATATTAAATACTACCTACTTAATTATATTTTAGCTTTTAATTAGTGCTATGAGTTCTGCTGGTGTTGGAAGTGCAGGATCTGTAGTATCGGTACCGTATAGCTTATCTTCAACCTTCTTCATCTTAGTTTTATTAAGCTTTGTTGAATCTAGTATAAAGATAGATGTTGGCTTATATCCTGGTACAACAACCGGTGTTGTGCTTAGTTCCCATGAGAATGTAATTGCTGATGGCGAATCATTAATTGTGGAGTACTGACGTTCTGATGGAGCGGCCTTCGCTCCATAAATAATATGAAGTTTATATCCGTAATCATCACCTAGTACATCATTACCTAGAACTGTACGATATGATAGCGCAAATGTACTTCTATTCTGCTGTCCGATATACACCCCAGTCTCTACTTCAGCTGATCCGTCGCATTTTGAAAATTCATCAGGATATGTGAATGCTTCAATAGTAGCTCCAAATTTTTCAGCAGAATATAGATTTAGATAATTAATATCATCTGCATAATTTTCATTTGCTTCTGCCCCAGATGGTTTTTCCTGAATTGATGTTAAACCGTTCCAAGCTACACCCTTATCATATCCGCCTGTGTTGTTCTGAATATACAGTACACCGTTTCTAACACCAGTTTCGTAAAATCGTTTTCCGGTATTATCCCATTCAATTTTTTTACTTGCCATTTATAATATTCTCCTTATTTAGTTTAATAAAATAGATTAACCACAGAATGATACAAACCATTTGCAGTATAAGATGTTTGATGTTCACAATATTTAAATGACTTTTCCAATTCATCTACTATATGATTGTCAGGTTTTTTGCTTATAACTAAAAGTTCATAAAAATCTTTATTTATATATATATTATTATTTGCTCTAAATTTTTTGGCTTTACCTTTTTTATATATAATACAATCATAATTTAGTTTTATATTTTCTGGAGGTTGAAAATATACATTATTAGAGCCAAGAACCTTTTTTAAGGCATCATTTAGTTCATAACGTCTCTCCATTATACAAACCCCCAATGTTTAGAATAAGTCGTGGATACTGAACATCCACCGAATTAATAGACCATGCGGCATTCATATATTTGACGTACCGCATAGCCGAAAAGTTCTCATAAGCATATGGGTCGGCAATGATGCTTATTCTATTGGTAATAGAAATGTCCTTATTGACTTGTTCTGTGGACATGACATTCATGCCCCTACTAAGAACATCGCCATAGTACGGACGTTCAATAACGCCTCCCCATACACCCGGCGACGTTTCTTCGGTGTTAGCAAAGCCAATCATTCCAAAAAATTTCGCCATTTTGAATTTCTCCTATTAAGCTGTAACCTTCATCGTTACAGTAATTGCAGAGTATGGAAGTCTAAGAGCTCCAGAGCATCTTGTTTCCATTAGATACTTATACTGGTTGAAGTCAATATCGAAATTATCGAATACATTAACTTCACCGCCCTTATCTGTTCCGATTCCGTAATCAAATGGATTTACCATAATAGCAACTAGTGGCTTATCGGTATCAAGCTTAACTCCGTCAAATACAGGAACCGTTACAATCTCCTTAACTCTTAGCTTTGTAGCAATCTGATCAGTTGATGTGAATAGATCTCTTCCAGTATTATCTCTCATTAGCTGAAGATCTGCGAGCATATCCTCAGTGATATATAACGTTGGAGATCCAGAACCCTTATAGTTCTTTCTAGCTCTAATCATTGCATCAATGAAGCTCTGAGCTTTCTTCGTTGAATCATCGGCAGTCTTTGCGGTTAGATCTACTCGAATATTGTATACATTATCATCCTTTGCAATTGGACGAATACAATCTTCCTTAATCTTGTCAGCATGCGATGCAACTCTTCCATCTCCTACAAGAGCAGCCCTTGCAATTTCCTCGTCGAGCATTATTCTCATTTCTTCCTTAATTAGTCTAACAACATCAAATGATGTAATATCAATGATATCATCTCTATCAAGCTTCTGCTTTTTATATACAGTGCAAGGTGTTGTAACTCTCTTTAGTAAGCTAAATACTTCTTCAACTTTTTCCTTACCCTTTACATAACCCTTAGCTCTAGCTTCATCTTCTGTAATATTAGCAAATACTGATTTGATTCTACTAAATGGTGACTTATATGTTGCATTCATGAAATTTGATACCCATCCAGTATCTCTCTTGATGAATCCTGGCATATCTTCAGTCATTCTAGCATCTGGGAATAGATATCCAATATTACTCATGCCATACTTCTGCTCTCCACCACCTTCATTTGTAGGATAAGCATGCGCAATCACATCCGATCCGAATGCTTCCTCCATAGCATTAGCCAACGAACTTCTATTTGTCTTTCTTGCATTGTCTACAACTGCAACAAACTCAGAATGACTAATTGTGTTCTCTCTTGAGTCATAGTTTTCAAATAGGTTATGTTTCATATTATCCTCCATATTTTTTTTATTATTGTTGGTATTATCGTCATCGTCATCTTCGTCATCGTCAATATTACTTAGTTCATCTGCAACCGACTGCGCCAATTCATTCATTACATAACTAACAGCAACTGCCTGTGGTTCAGTTAGAGTTGATAGTATTTCACCAACTGTAGTATCATCATCAATCTCTGTTTTCTTTTCATCTGTATTCTTCGCATGACTAATTGTCAATTCTTTTTCGTCATTATACATATAAGCCTCCGTTACTTCATCACTGTCTAGATGTTCTATGTATGGGACATCTATCATAGCTCCTGGATTAGCCCCAGCTAAAACTAAACTAACTTCTCGAATTATACCGTGTACTATATTCATTCCCTTTTTAGTTAATGTGTCGGCAAAAATCGAAAAACTTTCAACGTCACCATGTTGCACTATTTCTTTTGCTTGTACTCCAGAATCAGTCCCATTACAATATGCATATGCATATACTCCATTTTGTCTATTTTCTAAATAAGCATGACCCAATATAGTTACTGGAGCCCCATGTTTATGCTGCCATACAAGCGGAACTTTAGTTCTGTTCTGATTAACAAATGCATTTTCTTTAATTGTGACGCCATCACTACATAAAGTATCATTTTTAGTAGCCCAGCCAGAAAAATCTGGTTCACCAGGCAACCAATCTGGATATTTTATAGCCATTTTTATTCCTCCTTCTTTATTTGGTCTTCGGTATTTTCTTTTACCGTTTTATTTATATTTTTATTTCGTAATTCGTCAGCATTTGGATCCGACGAAGGCCTAAATCCTATTATGGAACGTATTTCATTAGATGATAATATTTCATTTCTAGTCATTCTATCTGCAATATCTGCTATTTGTTCAACCGGAACTAATTTAAATGGATCTCTAATGAATAATATTTTTTCATTTTGATTTTTTATAAATTTTCTAGTTAATTCTTCAGTTATTGCTAATAAAATTGGTTCTAAAATATTCGCATAAAAGTTTAGCATCGTTTGTTCATCTGCCGTACCGTCTAATATTTTAGGATTTATGCCGAGTTGACCGAATAAAAGATCCGTAAGATATTCGATTTGTTTTTGTAATTGATTTTCAATAGGTCTATTTAATTGCACAATTTTCTCAGTACCGTCGGTATATGCTATTCCATATTTATGATTCCTTAATTGGTCCTCAATCTCAGCAATTCGTTTTTGTGCTTCTTTACGTCTAGCATCAGTTTTTACAACATACGGTAACTGTAAAATTATATCCAATTTTCCAGAACTTGCATCATTATCCAATCCGTCTAGTAAATTCATTTTATGCATTAATCTTTTTGCTGTTGAATTTGGAGCGTTCATTGTTGTATAGAACGGATTTTCAATAATTGCAACTGATTCTTTTGGTAATATAATATCTTCTTTCATCCCAGTCTGATCGTTATATACATTTACTTTAACATTTCTGGGATACCAGGTTACTATTCGCCCAACTCTTATAGATTCGATATCTTCTTTTATTATGTCTATACCATTTATATCTTTTGTTTTTTCTATATTTTTATCTATCGGCGCTAAACATATTACACCATCGTCTAATAAAGTTAATACAGAATCTATTATAAATTGTCGCCCTGTTTGATCTATGTTTGCGCTTCGTGATAAACAATTGTTTATTCCAGAATTAATAACTTCTAAAAATTTATTATTATCATCTATTTTAGCGTGTAATATATCTACAGACGATGCACTAGTTGCTATTCTATTATATATAGAATTTATAAGAGTATTATTATTTGACATAATAAACGGCCTATCGTTTCGAATCCCATAAGATACTCCATAATTAATTGGTGTTGGATCTCTTGATGTAAATGCATTCCATGCTTGCTTTATACGTTCACTAAAAGCCATATACTTCTCCTTCTCTAAAACATTTCTTTATTTCTTTTCCATGCAACATATGCATCCATTAACGCAGCAACGTTATCTATTTTTTGATCATGTCGTTTTTTATATAGTTTTCGATTACCATTAGTATCTTCCAAAACTATACAATTACCCATTGCAAACGACATAAGCGATTGGTCAAATAATAGAAGTCTATCTTCCGATAGATTCTTTAATTCACCAAGTGGCACTGATTCAGTCTTACTACCCTGTATAACCTTTTCAACTCCATAACTACCATTTTCATTGCACCATCTAGTTATAAATTCCTGAGCATTATACGGGTCATATCCGAAACAATTTACTTCATATCCGCAATCTATAATGTATTTATCTAGATCATCGTACACATCCATCATCTCTAATGTTGTACCTTCAAATACAACCAAGCTTCCTTCATTAATAAATTCTTGATATTTAACTGCCATAGCAGATGGAAGATTTCCAAAAGTTCTACTTGTTATGTAACTTCTAGTCTTTATACCGAATTCATCTTGCCTTAGTGGAAATAGGAATGTGAATGCACAGAAATCATCGCCTTGAGATAAGTCGGCTCCAAGAGCACACGGCATATTCCAATAGTCTCTACGCATATGTGGTAATGTTTCCTCGTATGTAAAGAAATATGTATATCCTTCCATTGGTACACCAAATCTTTTTGCAAGAATATCGTTTCGTGCAGCTGGATTATTCTCGGCTCTTTCAACATCCAATTGGTATGTTTCATAAGATACAGTCTTTCCAAGATTCGGATTTGCCTTAACCCACATATCTGGATCACCAACTTCTCTGACATCATCTAAACAATAATACCAGATTGATATATGTGGCGCATAATAATCACCTCGGAGTATACTTTTTAACTCCATTTTGATATTATCGCCGGAACCATTTCTAACTGTTCCCTCAGAACTTGTAGCTATGATTAACCAGTCATCTATCTTTGATGCCCCTTGTTCAATTGCACCTATTGGGTCTTCTCGAATATCTCCAGACAACCACTCATCCACAGTTGCAATCTTACATCTCAATCCCTGTAGTTTATTTATAGACATTGGTCTTATTTCTAGCAATGAACCGGTTAATAGATTCTCAATACCTTTTTTAGTAGATGCTAGTTTTTGTCTATTCATTGCACTACCAGTTGTATTCTGCATAGATCCGTCGGTTAAAAATTTAAACAGTGGACCTCTAGCTCTAGTAATAGCCGTTCTAATCGGTGATAATATTTCATCGGCCTGTTTCATAGTAGGCGCTGTAGTTATTTGGTGTGTTGTAGAAGTATCTATATTTAAGAAGAAACTTTGAATCGTTGAACCATATATAGATTTAGCTGCACCTCTGGCAACTATCAAATATTGTTTATTAACTAAACGTTTCTTTTTTTTCTTAATAACATATCTACCACTAGACCCGTGCTTACCAGGGATAAATACTTTTTGATCAATAAAATAAAACCAAGATAATGCAGACTCTGCCCATAGTTTGAATGAATCTAATAACTTTAAATCGCCACCATCTGTTAATGTTAATTCATTCTCACAATATTTGACATATCCATTAATTGCTTTATCATCATAGTAATATCTTGGATCTGCTATAAGTTCATCTATACGATTCATCTCCATAGAAATCCATTCATTTACTACTATCTCGCCACGAAGAACTTTATCGCGGAATTCGCCGTAATATATAGGGATTGCTGTATTAGAGAGTGACATTAGCTCATTCTTCGTGATGCAGTTGCGGCGAGTCCACCAATAGTATTAATTGCTGCAAGCGCGCCAGCAATTTTAGCCGTATTTTTTGCAATTTCTTTATATGGGTTTTTATATATTTTTTCAGCGGGTTTAATGGTAGTAACAACTTTATTTTTGTTTTTTTTGTCTGGATAAAAATGAATTTCCATCATAACATTAGAAACATTTTTATTTTTATTTTTAACTTCTTTTCTATATACTTCTATTAATTTTTTATTTTTAGTATTATCTGCAGTTTTTTTAATTGCTTTTTCCCATTTTTTCTCATTAATAAAACCGTCTTTATCTTTTATTTCTTGTTCATCGAATGTGAGATGTACTTGTTCTTTTTTTAATGCTTTTTTAGCTCTTCTAATACCACTTCCAAACGTGAATTGTCCATGGGCATCGTGATTTTTATTGAAATGTTCTATGTTGTTCATGTTGTTATTACCCCTCCAATACATTTAATATTATTTTCTAAACATTTTCAGTGTGTCATACCAAAAACTAACTTCATTTTTGATTGGTTTAACTGTGCGAT